GGTGGTTTATGAGCGTAAAGCCAATGCTGAGATTGACTGGGATTTGGAAGCTATTAAGGGCAGCGCATCCTCGTGGAAAGATGAATGGCTTGTAATATTATTCAGTGTGCCTTTGATACTTGCATTTATACCAGGCATGGAAGGTGTGGTGGCTCGTGGTTTTGAACAACTTCAAGCCATGCCGGAATGGTATCAATACTCTCTTGGTGTTATTGTTGCCGCCAGCTTTGGTGTACGCAGTGCTACAAAATTCTTCGGTAAAAGGTAGTCCAGTTTCGGATGTGGAGTATGCACGATACAACCACCAAAGAACAAGCGAGGAAGAACAGTGGCAGAAGTAACGATGGAGAGAATACTCAAGTGGAAGATACTACCACGTCTGATGATGCTTGGGATGTCCTTATCCGCTTGGCGGGTAGTGGAGTGGTTTATGACGTTACCAGACCCAACAAGTCAACAGGCGGCTCTCGTTAGTGTGGTCACTGGCGCGATGACAGGTGCTTTCGCAGTATGGATGGGACATGAAAAATGAAATATGATAGAAATAAACTAATGGATAAACTTGTAGCACATGAGGGTTTACGCCTTCAAGTGTACAAGGACACACTTGGTATTGATACGATTGGTATTGGTAGGAATCTTCAGGACCGTGGCATCTCTAAAGAAGAGTTGGATGAGTTGGATATTCCCAGTATTGACCATGTATATGAATATGGTATTACTGAGGCAGATGCTATGTTTCTGGCACAGAATGACGTACAGATTGTCGAAGAGGAACTTCTCCGTGCGCATCCTTGCGTAGAGAAGCTGGACGCTGTACGTCAGCTTATCCTGATAGACATGGCATTTAATCTGGGAGTGCCACGTCTATCCAAGTTCAAAAAAATGTGGGCGGGTATACACGAAGAAAAATTTGACGTTGCAGCAAAAGAAATGCTTGACAGCAGGTGGGCAAATCAGGTAAAATCACGGGCAACAAAACTTGCACACGCTATGCATCACGGAGAGTTTAATGGCTAGAGAATTGACAGGCAAACAAAAGGCGTTCCTGCAAGTTCTTTTTGACGAAGCTGGTGGTAACATGGTCACAGCAAAAAAGATGGCTGGCTACTCTGATACTAGCTCTACATCAGAAATTGTAAAGGGTTTGAAAGAAGAAATCCTTGAGGCCACACAGATGTACATGGCACAGAATGCACCCAAAGCCGCGATGGCAATGACCGGCGCACTGTATGACCCAACTGAACTTGGCATCCGTGATAAGATGGTTGCAGCCAAGGAACTTCTTGACCGTGTAGGTCTTGTGAAGACAGAGAAGATGCAAGTCGAGGCATCGGGTGGTGTTATGCTTATGCCCCCAAAAGCTGCAGTAGAAGATGAAGACTAAAGCACCAAAGGTTTTTAGGAGATTAGTAGGCGTCTTAATTAGAGATGGTGTATCAAAAAAACAAGCACATGCTATTGCGTACAAAAAATTGCAAGCGGAAGGATATCTAAAACCTGGAACACTAAAGCCTACAAAGAAAAATGCAAGCGATTATATAAAATATTTAAACGAAAGATATAATGAGCAGAACAGCAGGAAAATGGAAGCTACCGCAGCCCACTGATTTAAAAGATGAGGACGAGTGGGTTCCGGTCCCACGCATAGCAAGAACAATACCGTTTGGTTACGAGGCAGATGAGAGTGACCCCGACATACTCCTGCCAGTATCTACAGAGTTAGACTTACTTGAGACTGCACGAAAACATGTGAAACAATATTCATACAGGGAGGTGGCAAATTGGTTGTCAACAAATTCTGGAAGATACATATCACATGTTGGGCTACGTAAAAGATTAGCACATGAACGACAGCGTAAGAACCAAGCTGCAAGCCTCCGCAAGTGGGCAGAATATGCGGAAAAGGCAATTGCCAAAGCGCAGGAAATTGAAGAAACAAGACTTGGCGCAAAGCGCAAAAAAGCAACAGCCTGAGATAAAAGAAGTTACACGTGAAACATCTAGCATTGAAGAACATGCTAATGTTTTGTTTAAACCAAACGAAGGTCCACAGACAGAGTTTCTAGCTGCTAGTGAGCGAGAGGTTTTGTACGGCGGCAGTGCCGGTGGTGGTAAGAGTTATGCCATGTTGGCTGACCCTCTTCGTTACATGGGGCATCCTCAGTTTAGTGGATTGCTTCTTCGACATACAACAGAAGAACTGCGAGAACTGATATTTAAGTCGCAGGAGTTGTACCCAAAAATCTGGCCGGGTATCAAATGGTCAGAGCGGAAGATGCAGTGGACTGCGCCATCTGGTGCAAGGTTGTGGATGTCCTACCTAGACAGGGATGAGGATGTCTTGCGTTATCAGGGTCTAGCGTTTAGCTGGATAGGCTTTGACGAACTGACACAATGGGCCACACCATATGCATGGAACTACATGCGAAGTCGTCTACGGTCCACTGCACCTGACTTGCCTATATTTATGAGGGCAACAACTAACCCCGGTGGTCGGGGTCATGGCTGGGTTAAGAAGATGTTTATTGACCCCGCCCCTTATAATAGAGCGTTTGATGCAACCGATATTGAAACAGGAGAGGCACTTAAATATCCCGCTGGGCATAGCAAAGCAGGAAAACCTTTATTTAAGAGACGCTTTATCCCAGCAAGACTTTCTGATAACCCATACCTTGCGGACGCAGGGGATTACGAAGCCATGCTCCTCTCGCTTCCAGAACAGCAGCGTAGGCAGCTTCTTGAAGGCGATTGGGACATCAAAGAAGGCGCGGCGTTCACTGAGTTTAATCGGGATGTTCATGTTGTGGAGCCTTATCGTCTCCCTAGCAACTGGGTCAAGTTTCGTGCATGTGACTATGGTTACGGGAGTTATTCTGGCGTTCTTTGGTTTGCAGTTGCGCCTGACGAGCAACTTATCGTATATAGAGAACTATACGTCAGCAAAGTCCTCGCCACAGACTTGGCTGATATGATAATGGATTTGGAAGCGGAAGATGGAAATATTAAGTATGGTGTTTTGGACAGTAGTCTTTGGCACAAGCGTGGTGATACTGGTCCTTCTCTTGCGGAGCAAATGATTGGCAGAGGATGTCGTTGGCGTCCTTCAGACAGAAGTCGTGGTAGTCGGGTGGCTGGCAAGAACGAAATACACAGACGATTACAGATAGATGAATTTACAGAGGCACCTAGACTTGTATTTTTTAATAGCTGTACAAATGTTGTCAGTCAATTACCCTCCATCCCTCTGGATAAAAGAAATCCAGAAGATGTAGATACAAAGTCAGAGGACCACTTGTATGACGCTTTGCGGTACGGTATTATGTCCAGACCTCGATTCTCTATTTTCGACTATGACCCACATGGCAGACCATCATCAGGTATGCAAGTAGCCGACTCTACGTTTGGATATTAATATGGAAACTATTTGGTCTTTAATGTTGACAGTATGCATGGATAGTCAAACTTGCGTGGAACAAACAGTTCAATGGTTTGATGAAAAACCACAGTGTATAGAAGCAAAGTTAATACATGAAAACATACCACAAGATGGTGGGTGGAAGTCTGTCAACTACGAATGCACCGTGGTAGGAGCAAAGGAAGTATAATGGCTGAAGAAGAAATCCCTATGGAAACAGATGCTATCGCACTAGAAGATAGTGAAGATACAACTGTTACTGATACTGAAATATCTGCTTTAATATCCCATGTTCAGGACTGTTATCAACGTGCTGAAGATTATCGTTATCAAGATGAAGAGCGATGGACTAGAGCATATCGTAACTATCGGGGTCTGTATGGCCCTGATGTTCAATTTACAGAAGCAGAAAAGTCTCGTGTATTTATTAAGGTAACGAAGACAAAGACACTAGCTGCATATGGTCAAATTGTTGACGTATTGTTTGCCAATAACAAGTTCCCACTTTCTATTGAGCCTACAGAGTTGCCAGAGGGTGTGGTGGCAGACGTAAACTTTGACCCACAAAAACCAGAACTTCCTTCAGACATTTCAAGTCCGTATGGTTTTTCGGGAGATGGTAGAAACATTCCTCCCGGCGCAACGGAAAAAACCCTGATAGAAATGCTTGGACCACTTCGTGACAAGTTACAGGATGTTGAGGGATTAGAAAAGGGTGCAGGTAAAACCCCCACGGCTGTTACGTTCAGCCCTGCTATGATTGCTGCTAAATCTATGCAAAAGAAAATTCACGACCAGCTTGAGGAGTCTGGTGCAAATAAACATCTCCGCAGCACAGCATTTGAAATGTCTTTGTTTGGCACAGGTGTTATAAAAGGTCCGTTTGCCGTAGATAAAGAATATCCAAACTGGAATGAGGAGGGCGAATACGACCCTGTTTTTAAAACTATTCCGCAGGTGTCTCATGTATCTGTTTGGAACTTCTATCCAGACCCAGATGCTAATAACATGGATGAGGCACAGTTTGTTATTGAGCGACACAAGATGTCACGCACACAACTTCGTTCACTAAAGAAACGCCCATACTTCCGGTCTACAGTAATTGATGACGTTATAGGAATGGGTGAGAATTATTATAAAAAGTATTGGGAAGATGACTTGTCAGACTATGCCCCAGAGCATGGTATTGATAGATTTGAAGTCTTAGAATACTGGGGTACTATTGATGTAGGTTTGTTAGAAGATAACGACGTTAATATACCAGATGAACTGAAAGACTTTGACGAATTGCAAGCAAACATCTGGATATGTAACAACAGACTTTTGCGCGTTGTTCTAAATCCGTTCAAGCCAGCAAAGATACCCTATCATGCTTCACCGTATGAACTCAATCCATATAGCTTCTTTGGTGTGGGTATCGCAGAGAACATGGACGACACGCAGACGCTGATGAACGGCTTCATGCGTATGGCTGTGGACAATGCTGTACTGTCAGGCAACTTGATTGTAGAAGTGGACGAGACTAATCTTGTGCCGGGGCAAGACTTATCGCTATATCCCGGCAAGGTATTCCGTCGTCAGGGTGGCGCACCGGGTCAAGCTATCTTTGGCACAAAGTTCCCCAACGTATCTTCTGAGAACATGATGCTGTTTGACAAAGCGCGTGTACTGGCAGACGAAAGCACCGGCTTCCCATCATATGCACATGGACAGACAGGTATTCAAGGTGTGGGACGTACAGCGTCTGGCATCTCTATGCTGATGAATGCTGCAGCGGGTGGAACCAAGAGCGTTATCAAAAACGTGGATGATTATTTGTTGCGTCCACTTGGTGAGGGCTTTTTCCGGTTCAACATGCAGTTTGATTTTGACCCTGAGATAAAGGGCGACCTAGAGGTGAAGGCAAGAGGTACAGAAAGCCTGATGGCTAACGAAGTTCGTAGTCAGAGGCTGATGCAGTTCTTGGGTGTAGCAAGTAACCCTGCACTTGCACCTTTTGCAAAGTTCCAGTACGTGATACGCGAAATTGCAAAATCACTTGACCTTGACCCCGACAAGGTTACGAACAATATGGATGAGGCTGCATTACAGGCTGAACTACTCAAAGGATTTCAGCAGACATTACCAGAGCAACCACCTGTTGCGGGGGCTGACCCCAATGACCCGACAGGAGCAGGGGGTGGTACAATAGGTGTAGGACAAGCACCTGTACCTGGTGAACAAGGATTTAGTGCGAATGGACAAGGAACTAATCAGCAAGCTGAAGCCGCTGGTCAACAGCAAGCAGTGGCCCCACTTCAATAATTATCTTGATGCCCTGCTAGAACAACAGCATAGGGCGTTGGAGCAAGGCGACAACACAATTTTGATGCATCGTGCGCAGGGGGCTGTAGCTGTTCTGCGTAGCATGAAAAGTTTAAGGGACAATATCAATGGCTGAAGAAAAAACTCCTTCTTTTCTAGGGCAACTGGAAGAAGTAACAGACAGAAAATACAATAATCTACTTTCAGACTTGACAAGTCAAACAGTGGGTGGCCGTTCATTTTCTGACATATCTAAAGCTATTGAAGATGCAGAAGTTGGGGGAGATAAAAACGCACCAGGTTGGCCTTATATCTTTACTAAGTCTGGTCGCAAATCGTCTGCATTTGGTCCTGCGCAAATTTTGTATAGCACAGCTTTGGGTTATTTTTATGACGGTGCTAACGAAAAAGAGCAACGTGATAATATGAAGGCAGGTAACTTCAAAGAAGGTTACACACAATTGCCGCCAGATGTCAAGTCATATATAAAAAGATTTATTCAACAAGGAATAAAAAAACGAAACAATAAAAAACCACAGGATGGTGGAGCCTATGGAAATTTAGGAATAGGTGATATCTCACGTGAGGACCACGAAAAATACTATCCGTTTTTGTTTGGGGTTCATGTCAAAGAAAAGAAGAAGATGGCGAAGGAAGATACTGTCGCTAGTTTTGTTAACGCACACTACGGTGACACTGAGGTGCGAACATCTACGGGTGAAGTTGATGAAGATGCAACAACAATAAGAAAATTTCAGTTAAGTTCTTTACAAACAAAAGTCAACGCATCTTTAGGAGATGCAGGATTTGCAGAGGCACCTGATACTGCGGCTGATGATTTCAAGCCCGTAACTCCCGACAAAGTAGAAATGCCGGACGACGTAGTTGAACCGGGTACAACGGATACGTTGGAAGAAGTTGAGCAAGAGCAGTTTCAAGCAGATGTAGATGCTGCGGATAGAGATGAGCAACTGCAACAAGCAGAGAGTTTGAAAGTTCAAACGGCAAAGGCTATCCCAACTAAACCAGAACCAGAGCCAGAGCAACCTAGTTTTCTTGACCGTTTGTTTGGGCGAGATGAACCTACACAAGAAGCATTGGATGCTAAGAAGAGTGTTTTAGAAAGACTAGGCAGATTTAAAAATCAACCAGTTGTGTCAGGAGTGCCGACAATGAATAAAGGTGGCGTATCTATAAAAGAACAGATGAGCATGTTTGACGACGGCGGTCTACTGGATGAGGGTGGTACAAAAGACCCCGTTTCTGGTAATGATGTACCGCCGGGGTCAATGCAAGAAGAGGTACGTGACGACATACCCGCACAACTTAGTGAGGGAGAGTTTGTATTCCCTGCAGATGTTGTACGTTACATCGGTTTGGAAAAGCTAATGCAGCTTCGCCAAGAAGCAAAGATGGGTTTGAAGCGCATGGAAGCTATGGGCCAGATGGGTAACTCTGATGAGGCCATTATTCCTGATGACCTACCGTTTACATTAGATGATTTAGAACTTGAAGACGAACCTGTAGAAATGCAAGTTGGTGGCTTTGTAGACCCGAATATTGCAATGCAACAGTCTCAGTTTGGACAGATGGCACCTGTGCAACCACCTGCCTATATTCCTCCCCCACCCCCAGCACCCTTTGTACCCACGCAACAAGCGGCTACTCCTGTGATGGCTGCGCCTGAAGTGCTGCCAACCTTTGAGCAACTGATGCCAGCACCAGAGGGCAGGTACGATGAGTTAGTAGAGTTTGAGAACAAAGACACGGGACAGAAGATGACTATTCCGTTTGTGAATGGCGAGCCTATCTATCCTATTCCTTCCGGCTTTACACGTGTTGAAACAGATATTGTTGAGCCTACGCCTGAACCAGAGGTTGTGCCTACAGCGCAGGTAGAGAGTGCTGTGGATGATGGCGACGATGACCGACGCGCAGCAGAAGATGAAGCAATGTATGGACCTGGTGGGGGCCGCGTTTCTTTGGGTGGCGAACTGTATACAGGACCAACTAGGTTTGTTGGTGACAATGTTAAAACTAGACAGATTAGTGGCACGGTTCAAGGCGCAACTAAAGTTGGTGTATCCTTTGATGTTCCCGGTGGAATTAAGGGACTTGGAAGTGCTTTCAGTTTAGGGGCTGGCCTAGCCTTTGGTAAAGGCATACCTGAGAACGCTACTGCAACATTTTTCTTAAATGGGCAGACTAAGAAAGTTACTGCAGAAGAATATAATAAAATTAAAGAAAATAAATTTAGAGGTGTAGAAGCTGAAAATGTTCTTCAAGAACTTCAGCAAAGAGGAGAGTACAATCAAGCGCAAAAAGATGAGCGTGTATCTAGGTCTAAGCGAAATCGAGAAAAGTTAGACAAGAGATTAGAGGCGGCTCAGAAGACAGGAAAAGAGAACGCTGTTAGAAAAGCAGAACTTGATGTGCTTAAAAATGAGGCAGATAAATTTGGTCTGGATACTAAAAACTTTAATATTGATAACATGCAAGAACTCAAAGATAAAATCAGTGAAGAGACGTATCGACAAGCTGAAATCAATCGCCAAAGAAAAGAAAGTCAAAATACATATCATCAATATGAAAGTGATAAAGGCGAAAGCAGAAACGAATACTCATTTAGCGATTACTCTGATAATGTTGCCGCCGGTACGGAAGACCGTGGATACGGTGCAGCATACGACGAGGACGTTCTTGGCTTGGCAGACTAGCCAATAAAAATAGTCTGCATGACTGGCCTACCCATCCCCCTGCATGGCTACGATGGCCCCAGATAGGAGAAACCTATGAACGACACAATCATGGCTGAAGAAATGCAGCCAGAAACAAAAGTTGCTTTTGCACAAAGAAAATACAGCAACGAAGAAAAACGTAAGAAAGAAGAAGAAGAACTAGAGCAGCTTATGAAAGAGCAAAGAGGCGAAGTGGAGGAACCAGAAGAGGAGCCTGCTTCGTCAGAAGAAAAAACATTTAAGAAACGATATGGTGACTTGCGTCGTCATATGCAAGAAAAAGAAAAAGAGTTTCAAAAACAACTTGAAGAATTAAAAGGTCAACTAGACTCTGCAACTCGTAAGGAAATGAAGTTGCCAAAGTCTGACGAAGACCTTGAGGCTTGGGCAAGGGACTACCCTGATGTCGCCGCTATCATTGAAACTATCGCTGCCAAGAAAGCACAAGAACAAACAAAAACACTGGAAGACCGCTTTAAGGCAGTGGATGAAATGCAGGTAAATGCCCAGCGCGAAAAAGCAGAAGCAGAACTAATGCGACTGCATCCTGACTTTGATGAGATTAGGGATAGCGATGATTTTCACGAGTGGGCTGACGAACAGCCTAAGTGGGTACAGGAAGCACTCTATGAGAACGATGATGACGCTCGTTCTGCTGCCCGTGCTATTGACTTGTACAAATCAGACAAGAACCTCACGACTAAGAAAAAGTCAAAGGGTAACGCCGCAGAAGCTGTCGCATCAAAGAATACTAGAAGCAAGCCGCAAGAGAATGACGCATCTTCTTATATGAAAGAGTCGGAAGTCCAGAAGATGTCAGCGCAGGAATACGAAAAGCGGTCAGACGAAATTATGGAAGCTATCCGTAGTGGCAAATTTGTCTACGACGTTTCGGGGTCAGCGCGATGAGTATAATATTCAAACCCGAAAAAGACATGGAATTGTTTGCTCCGTTTGGTCCGACGATGGGATACTATCGTATGCCAGAGGAACTTGTAGACAAACTAAACAGTAAGATGTCTGACAAACTTCAAGACTACTCCGATAATCTTGTCGGTAAAGTATCTGAAGAGTTGGCGTTTGACGAAGAAATAGTAAAGATTGCCCAAGAAGGTTTAGGGCAGTTTGTTGGACAGTATCAAGCATACACTGAATTGCGAAACTCTTTTGGTGCAAAGTCGCTTGATATAGACAACTATAACTACGGATTACAAATTGTTTCCGGCTGGTTTGTACGCCAGTTTGAAAACGAATACAATCCCCTCCATATACACACAGGCTCTCGCCTATCGTGTGTAGGTTATTTGAAACTACCGGAGGGTATTGAAGAGGAATGGGAAGAGGACTACGAAGACCATCACCCCGCTAATGGTCATATTCAGTTTGCTAGTGGTACAGCTTCAGGCTATACTTGCACAAACTTTGTTGTAAAACCACAGGTTGGAGATTTTTATGTCTTTCCTTCTCAACTGTTTCACTGCGTGTATCCATTCTATACGAAAGGAGAACGTAGGTCTTTCAGCATGAACATGAACTTTATTGAAGTGCCGAAAGAAAAAAGTGTTGACAAATAGTTATTTTTTTGTATAACTATAGTCATCAAAGGTGTAAGTAGGTTCGCTACCCGCTTACACCAATCTGCAAACAATACAGTCTTACGGATTACCTGACGAGCATGGCCCGTTGAATATTCGGTCGGCCAACTGAATAGAACACGCACCCATTGTGAATCAGCCTCTGATTAGTCTGGTAAGTTTGCATCTGTTAAAATGCCTAACTAGGAGATAACATCATGGCTTTTTCAACCGCAGCCGGGTATGGTAATCTTCCTAACGGTAATTTTTCGCCCGTCATTTACAGCAAACAGGTGCAACTTGCTTTCCGCAAGGCATCTATTGTTGAGGCAATCACCAACAATGACTACTTTGGTGAAATTGCACAAATGGGTGACTCCGTTAAGATTATCAAGGAACCCGAAATCACGGTTAAGGAATATGCACGTGGTACTACTATCACGCCGCAAGACCTTGACGACGAAGACTTTAACCTTACTATCGACAAAGCTAACTACTTTGCGTTTAAGGTTGATGACATTGAAGAGGCGCACAGCCACGTAAACTTCCAATCATTGGCAAGTGACCGTGCCGCTTACCGCCTTGCCGACCAGTTTGACCAAGACGTTCTTGGCTACCTGTCTGGCTTTAAGCAGTCTGCCATTCATGGTGCTGCTAACACTGTTAACGATACCGTTAACGGCTCAAAGGCTGTTACTACTTCTTCCAGTGGTGCCAACCTTGTAGGTGCTGAACTGCTGGCTTCCATGTCGCTTGACGCATCTGACTTTACCAATACCTCTGGCACTGCTGGTGCCGCCAATAGCTGTATTGGTATTGAGCCACGTGCAGGTGGCGCAACGGCTGCTAAATCCAGCACTGCTGGTAACGCATTCCCGCTGCAAATCATTGCACGTATGTCACGTCTTATGGACCAACAAAATGTTGACACCCAAGGACGCTGGCTCGTTCTTGACCCGGTTTTCATTGAAGTTCTGAAGGACGAGGACTCACGTCTTCTGAACTCTGACTTTGGTGGTTCTGGACTCCAGAATGGTCTTGTAATCAGTAACCTTCACGGTTTCCAAGTTTACTCGTCTAACAACCTGCCGTCGCTGGGTACTGGCCCTGCAACTACCGGCGGTGTTAACTCGTCAAACATGGGTATCATCGTGGCTGGTCATTCTTCTGCTGTTGCAACTGCAGAGCAGATTAACAAGACTGAAACCTACCGTGACCCGGACAGCTTCGCTGATATTGTCCGTGGTATGCACCTGTATGGTCGCAAGATTCTTCGTCCTGAAGCAATCGCTACTGCGGCATACTGCTTGGCTTAAAGGGGGATTGAATTATGGCTCTTGGTGATAATACTACCTCTGTAGCACGGGGTGTTGGCGCACGTGGGCGTCAACCATACATGATTCAGGCAGACCTGAACTTTGCAACTGCAGCAAGCGATAAGGGTACAGCCCTCGCTGCTAACGATGTAATTCCGGGCCTGACTGTCCCAGCGAATACCCTCATTCTCGCTGCTGGCTTTGAAGTAACATCCGCTCACACGGGTACTTCAACCGACACCGATTTTGACTTTGGTATCACTGGCGGTGACTTGGACAACTTTGTTGATGGCTTCGACTTTGACGGAGCATCAGTAGGTGACTACGCATTTAAGGCAGGTCAAACTCCTGTTCTTATTGGCGGCACCGCTGACACCATTGACATTGAAATCCAAGCCATGACAGGCACGACAACAGGCGGTGTAATCCGCATGTTTGCCGTCTGCATGAACGTGGATGACACGGGTGACATGACTGCTAATGAAGTAGACCGTGACACTCTTGCCTAAATAATATGGGGGGCGGCAGAAGTCGCCCTCCTAACTCTTTAAGGATTTCAGATGGCGTACACATACCTTGACATCACGAATGAAGTATTGGCTCGTTTCAATGAAGTTGCATTGACGAGTTCAAACTTTACTACATCTCGTGGATTTCAAACGCAGTGTAAAAATGCTGTGAACGACGCCATCAACTATATTTTTCAACGTGAGTTTGGTTGGTCTTTTAGTCATGGCTTGCAAACAGAAACTCTCGTAGCTGGCACCACACGTTATTCAATTGGTGCCACAATATATAACGTGGACTATGAAACATTTCGCATAAGTAAAAATGACACATTAGGCACAGCAGGTGTAAGCCTACGTGTTATGGAATACAAAGAATACGTAGATAAATATATAGACCAAGAAAGCACCTCAGATGTTGGGGGTATACCTATCTACGTGTTTAGAACTCCAGATAATAATTATGGACTGTTTCCATACCCTGATAAAGCGTATGAACTAAAGTATGATGCATACGTAAAACCCACTGCTTTGTCTGCCGCCACTGATGTACCCACTATTCCTGAACAGTTTCGTCAGGTGATTGTAGATGGCGCAACAGCATATGGCTATCAGTATCGGGGTGAAGCACAACAATACGGTATTAACTTTGCTCGATTTGAAGAAGGTATCAAGCATATGCAAAGTTTGTTTATTAATAGAGATTTTAGTTATGTGCGGTCAACATTTCGCCCGCATTCACAAAGGTACGGCGTATCTATTTTTCCATCGGGAGCGTAACACATGGCTGATGAAGCGCAACTTAGCCCATTTGTGTTCGCGTGTCAAGGGGGTCTGGTACTTGACCAATCAACATTTGCTATGCAACCAGGTATGGCATTGGAACTGCAAAACTTTGAGCCAGACATTAGTGGTGGCTACAGACGCATTTCAGGATATGCTAAGTGGAATACTAATATTGTTCCACAGACAGCCGCATCTACAGAGCCTGTGCTTATGGTGGCTCTGTTTAACTCAAAGGTTATTGCGGCGCGTGGGACAAAGATATATGAGGCTGGTACAACCGGCTCATGGTCAGAGATAGATACAGGTAGGACAAGTGCTGGACGTTATACATTCTTTAGGTACAATCTCGCAGGAACAGATTTTATCATATGGGCAGACGGTGCTAACCACGCTACTAAGTATGACGGCACAACCCTTACAGACATCAATGCATCTGGCGCACCAGCTAATCCAAAGTTTGTAACGGGATTTAAAGACCACTTGTTTTTTGCTGGTATGTCCAGCACACCACAACAGCTTACGTTTACTGCACCATTTACTGACAACGATTTTCAAACCAGTAAC